GTCGACGACGGCTGGCGCGTCCCGCAGAAGATCGTGCCACTGACGACTGCCGTTAAGCTCGATGCCTTTCCGCTGACAATCGCAACCAAGAACCTCTGGTCCTTGGGACTGGCCGATGGAACATCGCGCGGACCGACTGTCGATCTCTCCGCGATCACGGCGCTTCGAGCGAAGGTCGAGGAGCGCCTCAACGGCACGCGTTACGAGCGGCGTCAGACGGGATGGTATCTCTCCGGTCGAAGCATGGATCGCCAAAAGGTGGTAACGACGGTCCAGCACGACGCGGTGGACGTTTACGGCTTTCACTTGCAGCTTACGCTGACGGGCAGCTGCGTCGAACCGGGCGCGGAGCCGGGCGAGCTGTGTACTTACACCCCAGGACTTTCCATTCCAACCGATGCCTACGATCCGATGTGGGTACCGACGCGGTTTGACGTGAGTTCGAGGGTGGGCGACCGGATCAGCGCGGAAACCGCAGGAGCCTTGGCGGAGGATGGCTTTTCGCGTGGCGTGGAGGGACAACCGGCTGTGGGCCTTGATCTGTTGATCAGGAATTCGGGGTTCGAAGCGAACGAGGCGCGCAGCGCAGCAACCAATCGCATTGAGCGGACCGAACGGGTGCAGCAGACAGTCGTACCGTCCGTGATCCGTCTTGATCAGTCCCTTCACGCAACGGCCAACGAGGCCGAGCTCACCCATACGATCCGAGGCGCGGTGCTGCTGCCCGCCGAAGACTGGACAGCGGAAGCGGCGATCACGCAACTTCTGGGCTGGATCCTTCCCGCCAGGAAGCCTCGGATCAGTTCGACAGCGGGGATGCCGAACCCGGATGTGAACAACAACCTGTTCTTTGCGGCAACCAATGTGCGTACACCGGCGAACGGCTTGACGGTGTATCAGGCCGGTTCGGCCTATGTCCGCCATCCCGAGGCAAAGATAACCGACCCTCTCAAGCAACCCCCCGCCTGGTACAACGGGGTCTGGATCGGGTTCACACCAGCATCCGGCCACAGGATGACCGAGACGCGCTGGCTGACCGCTGCGGGCGCGCCCACGGTCATCGGCAGTGGACGTGGAGACGGTGGAAATCTTGGCACGGTGTCGCAAGAGGCCATCGAGCTGACCGGCTCCATCCAGGTGATCGGGGACAATGGCGGCCTGATACCACTTGAAAACCTGGCCAACAGCTATGTCCAGGCGGGCGTTACGGCGACGCAGCAGGATGCCGTGCTTTCACATCTGCGGACACGCACGACCAACACGCGCCTGATCCCCCACCTGTCTTTCACCGGCAACCGCACAGCGCCGCGATCGGTCATGCGCTACTACGCGGGCACGATGGTCGGCGATGTCGAGAAGCCCACGGTCTATGTCGGGGCCGACGCAAAATTCTTCCTCGAGAACAAGACAAATCTCGCGCTGAGCGCGATCAGGTACCACGAGCCGGACAACGATTACTACAGCAACGCATCGGTGGCGCTGGATCGCACCTTCGAGCTGGGCAAGACCCAGCAGGTCACGCTGCGGGCCAGCTATTCGCATTCGTTCGACCGCCCCGCGGTTGACATCGGGTTGGATGAGAACCGTCGGTTCGAGGCGGACGCGCAGTACAAGCGGAACGACGTGGTGTTCTCCCTGGGCACCGCCTTCGTGCAGGCGGCGGACGGTGCCTGGAACAACAGCGTGACGCTTGGCACATCAAGGCGAGTAAGTGACCGCTTGGCCGTAGCGGCGGCAGTCACACCGATTTCCGACCTCGGAAACTACACGGCGGCCGATTTTCGATTGAACTGGCGAACAGCCGAAGAGACCGATGCCTCGGTGCTCAGCGTCGGGTCACGCGTCAGCCGGTATGACTTTGGCCCCGATCAGTTCGGCAATGAGAGAAAACAGGACGACTGGACGATCGAAATGACACTGCGCAAGGGATTCTAGCCGCATCAAACCGGCAGATGTGCGGGTCGCATGGTTGCAATGGCTGAAACCGACGTCACGACCGTTTCGGCGAAGCTGATCGGGCAGTTCAGCAGGGATACGCTTTCGGGGCTCCGAGCCGACCCGCCGGTCACGCGCGCGGGACAGGATCCATTGATCATCCGTTCGCGGCGTCATTGAGGCACCGCAACTGACCGAAAGCAACCTGTACCGGACTTCCGAACGGAAGGGGCTGGGGAATCCACAAAGACGCCCTATCGCGGGATAATTGAGCGCTTCCGGGCCAACCATGGCGACAGGGGAGTCGCGAAGATGGAACGTCAGCACTCTGGAAGATCATCGGCGCAAAGGCCGAAACCCCGGCGGCCGCGAACACCCTTCCCCGCTACAACCTGGCATCTCTGACCACGGCCCAACGGACGCCCTTTGCCCCGCCCGGCTGCACGCCGGAAAGACATTAAAACCAACGGCGTTTTCTGATGGTGGCGGACAGTGAGGGACTGGCAGGACCAAGCAAAATCAAATGCTTAGACTGTCAAACCTACCTCATTTCCGCCATTGAAAAACAAGGAAAATTCCCGCGTTTGTCAAACCTTCCGGGGTAACGAAAACCCAAAAAGGAACAGCCGCCCCGCTGGCACGGGAACGGCTGTCGGAAGGTCTCAACGTGGAACAATCTATAGCACAAAATACCCCAATCGGGCAACCTCTGGCCGACCTTCTGGACATGGGCGCGGCGCTGCATTGGCTGCAACCGGGTCAGAAGCGACCCATTGCGGAAGGCTGGTCTACTGCCCCACGGGCAACGCGGGCCGACCTGGAACGGCAGCACATCCCCGGCGCCAATATTGGCATCAGACTCGGGGAACCGTCCAAGACGCCCGCCGGATACCTGCACCTGATCGATCTCGATATCCGCAAGCCCGAAGCCGAGGCCGACGCTTGGGCAGCGGTTCGCCGGCTGGTGCCGACCCTGGACCAACTGCCCATGGTTATCAGTGGCAGCGGGACCGGGCGGCACTTCTATTTCTGGTCTGAAACCCCGCTTCGATCTGAGAAGCTGGCCAAAGGCGAAGGCTGGGAAGTTGAGTTGTTCGGGACCGGCAAGCAAGCCGTGTTGCCGCCCTCAATCCATCCAGACACGGGCAAGCCCTATCGCTGGGAACGACCCATAGTCCGGGAACTGGTGGATCTCGGAATCGGCCCGCCGATCTCAATCCGGCAGGACGCCCGCCCGGCGGCAGAGGAAGCCGAAGACGAATGGGATTGGGCAAAGCCTGACCCGGACTGGCCCCGCATCCGCAAGGCGCTGGGGAAGATCAAAGACGCTTCCGACCGGGACACTTGGCTAAAGATCGGCTTCGCCCTGAAGGACGTTTCCAGCGGATCAGAGGAACACGCGGCAGAGGGTTTCCGCCTCTGGTGCAAATGGTCCCAACGCTGCCCCGAGAAGTATTCCGAGAAGGCCCAGCGATCGACCTGGAAAAGCTTCAAGCGATCGGGAACGGGCATCGGGACGCTTTTCCAGATTGCAAAGGAATGGGGCTGGACCGGGGAAGCCGAGACCCCGCCCGCCGCGCCTTCCCGGCTAACCTTCCTAAGCCCGGCGGACTGTGAAGCCGCCCCGTCGCGCGGCTATGTCATCAAGGGGCTACTGGCCCCCGGCGACGTGGGGTGCATCTTCGGTGCGCCCGGCGCTGGCAAGTCCCTGCTAGCCCCGTTCCTGGCCTATGCCGTGGCACAAGGGCGGGAAGCCTTCGGGCAGCGTGTCCGGGCCGGTGGCGCTTTCTATGTGGCAGCGGAAGACCCGCACGGCATGAGGGGCCGAGTCCGCGCTCTGAAGGCAGCTTACGGGGACGCGCCGGGCTTCCAGCTTGTCGAAGGGGTCAGCAACCTGCACCCGGACGCCCCGGACCTGGTGGCGCTGATCGAAGCCGTCCAAGCCCGGAAGCCGTCTATCGTCTTCATTGACACTCTGGCCATGGCCTTCCCCGGCTTGGAAGAAAACAGCGCCGAGTCCATGGGCAACGTGGTGGCCGTCGCGCGGAAGCTGGCAGAGGGTGGCGCGGCCGTGGTGCTGGTGCATCACGATACCAAGGCAGAGACCGGAACGCCGCGCGGGCACTCGATCCTGAACGGGGCACTAGACGTTGCCCTGCATGTGAAGCGGGATGAGGAGTCCAGCATCGTCCGCGCCAAGTTGACCAAGAACCGCAACGGGCCTTGTGATCTGGACATTGCCTTCAGCATTGCGACCGAAGACGGCGGAACAGATGAAGACGGCGACACGATCACGCTTCCGCGTTGCCGGGAACTGTCGGCTGACCCAATGCGGGTGAAGCTGACCGAACGGCAAGCGGCGGCCGTGGCAATCCTCAAATGCATCGCAACCGATGATCCGGCAGGATTGATTCCGGAAAGCCTATGGCGGGAAGCCTGCATATTCGAAGGGGCGCTAACCGATAGCCCGAACAAGGAGTCGCGGGGCGCTATCTTCCGCGCCACAAGGAAAGAACTGGCCGAACTTGGGGCGATCATTCGCCTTGTGCCGGAAGGCAAGACGGAAATGCACGTCCGTTTGCCAGAGTTTTCAGGGCTGGATGACTTCGAAGACCTTCCCGAACAGGGCGAATGTTCGGCGAACACGGCCGAATGTTCGGTCAAAGCGCAGCCCGGTCAATGGCTGGGGGAGGCCGAACGTCCTGATACCCTCTCCCCCTTTAGGGGGAGGGTTCAGGGTTCGCCCCTGCCAGACCCGAAATCCGAGGCTGATCCGTTAGCAGAGTTGATTGGGTGAAGGCGAAGATGGGTCACGATCAATCATCCATCTCCCTTGGGTCCTTCCCGGTGGGGCCGGGTTGCGGGGGACGCGGACCCCAAAAGAAAGCGCTATGCAAATGAAATCGAAAATCGACTCACCTCTACTTGGGGCAAACGACCCCTTGGCGGACCTTCTGGGCGGCCCGGTCAAATCAAACCCATCCCCAGTTTCCCGCGACCAAATCAGCGAAACCGATCTTGCAGACTTGCTGGGGCTGACGGCCAACCGGATTCGGACCCTGACCCGCGATGGAGTCCTGAAACGGGTCGCACCAGCGACCTATGACCGGCGGGAAGCCGTTCGGGCCTATTGCCACGCTTTACGGGAAGCCCTCACAAAAAAGGGACACGCTTCCAAGGGCGGTGACGCCATGGCAGCCGAGAAGCTACGCCTTGCGGCGGCTTTGGCAGAGAAGGCCGAAAGGGCAAACGCGGCCGCCCGAGGGGAACTCATCCCGGCTGCCCAGGTGACTCGCGAGTGGTCAGAGGTGTTGCGCGGAGTCCGGGCAGGACTCCTCTCGCTACCGTCGCGGGTCGGGTCTCGACTGGGGCATCTGACCCCACACGACCTGAGCGAGATTGACCGGGAAATCCGCAGCACGTTGCATGATCTGTCTGGGGCCGAAGATGGAAGCAATTGAACTTGTCCGCCGATCGGCGCTTGCTGCGCTGAAGCCCCCGCCGCGCCTGAACCTGTCGCAATGGATCGAGTCCGAGATGCGGTTGCCGGAAGGGGTCAGCGCTACGCCCGGCCCTGTCCGCCTCTGGCCTTTCCAGCGGGCAATCGCGGATGCGATCAGCGACCCGGCCATTGAGAGGGTGACGCTGGTCAAGCCGGTGCGGGTGGGCCTGTCGACTCTGATCACGGGGGCGGTTGCATCATTCGTGGCGAATGAGCCGTCACCTATCCTTGTCCTGCTACCGACTGAAGCCGACTGCCGCGACTATGTGGTGTCGGACCTTGAACCAATCTTCGAAGCGACCCCAAGCATTGCCGGGCTATTGGCGGCCGAGGCAGACGAGTCCGGGCGCAATACCCTTTTGTCGCGCCGGTTCCCGGGTGGGTCGCTCAAGATCGTGGCAGCCAAGGCGCCGCGCAACCTTCGCCGGCACAACGTCCGCATTTTGTTGATAGACGAAGCCGACGCCATGGAAAACACGGCCGAGGGTAGCCCGATCACGCTTGCCGAGCGGCGGACCCTCTCATTCGGCAATCGCAAGATCATTCTGGGCAGCACCCCGACCCATGACTCTACCTCCCACGTCCTGCGGGCCTATGCGGCTTCGGATCAGCGGGTTTTCGAGGTGCCTTGCCCAGAGTGTGGGGCCTTCTCGGAGATCCTTTGGCAGCATATTGAATGGCAGCCCGATCGGCCTGAGACCGCCGCCTTCCGCTGCCCGCATTGTGCGGAACTGGTGCCAGAACGGTTCAAGGCTGCCATGGTCGCGGATGGTGCCTGGCGGGCGACCCGTCCAGAGGTGCAGGGACATGCAGGCTTCCGGCTGAACGCGCTGGTCTCGACGCTGGCCAATGCCTCTTGGGGCAAGTTGGCGGCTGAGTTCCTTCAGGCGAAGGGGCAGCCGGATACCCTGCAAGTGTTCGTTAATACGATCCTTGGCCAAGGCTGGCGGGAAGCGGCAGACGAAGCCGACCCGGATGCAATCGCGGCCCGTGCTGAGGACTTCGGCTTAGATGCAATCCCGCCGGAGGTGCTGACAATGACCGCCGGCGCCGACGTACAACACGACCGGCTGGAGGTGACGCATACCGGGCACGGGCGGGAAGCTGCATTCGTGCTGGGGCATACGGTGATCTGGGGCAGCCCGGGTGACGACTCCACATGGGCTGAACTGGACGAACTGTTGAAAACGACCTTCAAGCATCCGGGGGGCGGGACGCTTAAGCTTGATGCGGCGATCATCGACTCCGGGGATGGGGCCTGGACTGCCAAGGTTTACGACTACTGCCGCGCCCGCTTCGCCCGGAAGATACTTGCCGGGAAGGGGGTGGCAGGCAACCGACCGCCCCTGCAGCGATCAAGCGCGAAGGGGCTGCCCTTGTTCCTGGTAGGAGTAGACGGATTGAAAAGCCAAATCCTGCAGCGCCTGACCCGTGGCCAAACGATCCGATTCAGCAACCGGCTAGAAGCGGACTATTACGATCAGGTCACTTCGGAGCGGGCGGTTGTCCGGTATGTGAAGGGGGCGCCCGTCCGCCGTTTTGAACGGATACCGGGGCGCCGGGCAGAGGCGCTGGACTGTCTGGTGTATGCGCTGGCAGCCCGCCACGCGTTGACGGTGAACCTAGATCGGCGAGAGGCCGAGGTCTCGACTATGGCGGCGCCGAAAAAGGCTGCTACAGTGATCCGCAGCAAGTGGTTGGAAGGGTAGGCTTCACATGACAAAGCAAGAAGAATTCCTTTGGTGCGTTCAAACTATGATTATGCTCGACTCTCATAACATTTGCTTGGGCCTTGATCCGAAGGATCGGCATAAGATATCTGTTACCGGGCGCATCGAAACTATTGTCTTCTCAATTCGTGCATCAAGGCACATTCCAGATACCTATTCGGCGGAACATGCGGCGCATGAGTTCTTCTATTGGTTGAAGTCGATCTCGGAAAGCAACGATAAACGGCTACCAAAACCAACTTGGTTCCCAGAATCGGAACTGCGCTTCGACTTTACGCGAAAGCCAAAATAGCCCAGCTTTGGCTGGCCTTTGTGATTTATGCAGGTAGACGCCCGGCAGCAAACCCCGTTGCATCTACCGGTGTAGCGCAACGATAGGGGACTTCCGAAACCCAGAGGCTTCCGTCAAGCTGGCACATATGGCCCGGCTCATATCCATTCTCACGCTGGAAAACTACCGGGTGATACGCGGGGAACTGTCCAATCGCAGCGCCAATCCAAATTGGCCGATCATTAACCTGCAGCATCTTGCGACTCCATCTGTTGCGATAGAATCAGCATCGCCGAAGATGAAGGGTAATACAAGAAACGTCTAAATTGAGATTCAAGGCAAACGTGAATTAGGCAAATGCCGCATCAAGGTTGGCTTCCGTGATCGGGATACCGTCCGCCCGCATTCGTGCGGCAATAAGCACTACGGCAATATCAAAAGGCAGCCCTGCCTTCGCAAGGTTGCGCACCATCTTTCGAAGCTGCCCGGCCTGAGACTGACCCATGTCTTGCCCTTTCGCTTGATCGGCAGGGGGCGGCCGGACTCTGCCAAGAGTAACCGCCCCCTGCCTTCTCACCGTCACCCCTCCCCAGGGGTTGCTTCCCACCATCACAGAGGAAGTGAAACAGCCATAA